AAACATCTGGCGGTGCTTTAGATTACATTGGTGACGGCGTAGTTTCTCGTTTCGGCATGTATTACATTGGAGCATAAAATGAAAATAACACTCAATAAAGAAATTAACGGCGAGCAATTAAAAGAAGAATTGCAAGCAGTTGGTATTGATCTTAAAAATTTGCCAGAATTGGAAGATGGTTTTTTGATTTTGCACGTCAATGTAAAAGACGAAACCAAGACAAAAACAGTTTATGAAAAGCATCTTGCAGAAGATTGGTCAATTAAAAAAATTGCTGCACGTCAGGCAGTTTTGGACAAACTAGGTTTGACCACTGAAGACATGGCAACGTTGCTTGGATGAAACCAAAATTATCTAAGTCGGTTGTTCAGTTAAGAGAGCAGGCAGACGATGCTTATCCTGACAGAAAGCGTGACTCTGACGGCACCATCGGAGACTTACGGCATGCAACCCGAAAGAGCGATCATAACCCTGACCCTGTTACAGGGTTCGTCAGGGCTATCGATCTCGATGTTGATTTCGACAAACAAGCCTCCACAGGTGTTTACATTGCCGACCAGATTCGAATTGCAGCCAAGTCAGATAAACGCATTGCATATGTTATTTTTAACAAAAAGATTGCAAGCGCTAGAAGCTTCTGGAAATGGCGAACATACAAAGGAATTAACCCACACATCAAACACATCCACGTCAGTTTTACAAAGGCTGGCGACACGGATTCAAAGTTTTTTAACATCCCGTTACTAGGAGGCACAGATGAAACAAGACCTAAAGAAGATGCTAGCAAGTTGGGGCAGAGCGTTTTTAACAGCTGCTCTTGCACTTGTCGCTGCAGGGGAAACTAACCCTAAGAACATTGCTTATGCTGGTGCCCTGGCTACCATTCCTCCAATCATGCGTTGGTTAAATCCTAAAGATGAAGCCTTTGGTTTGCGGTGAGTCCAAGTGATTGGGCAGGGTTCATCCTTGCCATTTTCTCGACGATTGCTGTATTTATTGGCGGTTTGCGTTATTTGGTTCGCGGTTGGTTGTGGACTCTTACGCCGAATGGTGGATCATCTCTCGCAGACCGATTGGCAAGAATAGAGACACGCCAAGAGCAAATGATGGACTTGTTAAAAAAGTAAGGGACACTTATTCACATGGCGAGAAAAGCAACGAAAGAACTTGTTGAGCAAGACTATTCAGCACTTGATGCTTATTGCATTGGGATGTATGAGTTTGCCCAAAGTCTAAAGCGAGCAGGTTTTGCTGAGGATGAAGTAATGGGCATTATTGTTGAACGCAGCGCTTATCCTGGTTGGATCTTGCCAGACCCTATCGAACCGGAACGGTTTGGTGACTATGAGGATGACGATGAGGACTAATGACAGTAAAACGAATTGCTTGGATTTCAGATATCCAGGCACCGTTCTATCATGAAGCAGCAGTCAAAAATCTAGGCAAGTTTTTAAGGGCTTACAAGCCACACCAAACAATCTGTATTGGTGATGAAATTGATCTACCTCAACTCGGTGGATTTGCTCAACCATGGCAAGAAGTTGAAGGCAACATTAATGATGATCGAGAACTGACTTTAGAGATTCTCCAATATCTGGGTGTTACTGATGTGGTGGGATCTAACCATGGGGCTCGCGTTTACAAATCTTTGTCTCGCAGATTACCGGCATTTATGAACCTGCCAGAGCTGCGATATGACAAGTTTATGGGTTATGACAAGGCTGGCATTAAGTATCATCCAAACGGATTTGATTTTGCTCCTGGATGGCATACCTGCCATGGAGATGCTTTCCCACTATCTAACAAGCCCGGGCAAACTGCCTTGAATGGTGCAATGCGCATGGGTAAATCAATCGTATCTGGACACACGCACAGACTTGGTTTATCAGCACATACAGAAGCCTCCAATGGGCGCTACGGGCGCACCGTATGGGGTGTTGAGGTAGGAAACCTGGTAGACCTTTCAAGCCCGGGAATGGGCTACACGAAGGGTTATGCTAACTGGCAGATGGGGTTTGTTGTGGGCACATTACATGGCAAGCGCTTTACGCCTGAACTTATTCCAATCGATCCTAAAGATGGATCATTTATTTATCAAAGCAAGCGTTATGGATGATCTGGATACAGATATCAAGCGCTCAATCGACGACGCGGTTGATGAATTAGAATTGTTATCGTTTCGTTACATTCATAAACGTGTAATTCGTCCAAGAGTGTGAGACCGTATTCCTGTAGCCAACAATGGTTACAAGAACGGGAGCAAACAAATGGATCTACAAGTACCAATAATCTTGTTATTACTAGCTGCCAATGTACTTTGGTACATGGTTGGCTGGTCACAAGGCTTTAATGAGGGCAAGCGCGAAGGTTTAGCAGTAGGCAAAAATAGTCAGCGTGTGAGTGTTAATGCGCGCTGATGACATCCTTAATGAAGCAAAAGACCTCATCGCAGATCGAGGCAAAGATTACGGCTTGGCAGCTATCAATCATCTTCGAATCTCCAAATACTGGAGCACATACCTCGAGCGACACATCGAACCTCACCAGGTCGCAATATGCATGGCACTTGTCAAAGTCGCCAGATTACAAGAAACAAGCCTCCACGCAGACAGTTACAAAGATGGCGCAGCGTACATTGCACTCGCTGGACAGATTGCATCAACTGATTGGGATGACCTTGACAGTTATTAAAGCAGCTCCTGGAGTTTGGTGCGATTATTGTAAAGTCCGTTATGGCACTAATTCCTTATTAGGACAAAAAGCAGCAAGTTACACAGTTTTAAGCAATCACCCAAAAAGCAAGGGGACACGCAGGAATTACTGCAACCAATGTGCTATTGAGGTGCAGACTTGGGCAGATGGCACAGTATGGTCATTACCAGAACAAACCGACTACTTAATGGGACAGGATGAATTACCCAATGGCATTTAATTTGGCAGATTACGAAACAGTTGAAACCCGTTTAGAGAAGTTCATAAAGGACTTCCCCGATTTCAGAATAAGCACAGAATTGGAGAGTTTTGCAAATGATCGATTTATTATTAAAGCGTACTTATATCGAACTTTCGCAGATGGCGTGGCGTTTTCAACCGGATACGCTGAGGAGAAGGTTTCTGATCGTGGTGTTAATTCAACTTCAGCGTTGGAAAATTGCGAGACTAGCGCGATCGGTCGGGCGCTTGCAAACGGAGGTTACGCAGCTAAAGGTAAAAGACCTTCTCGATCCGAGATGATCAAGGTCGAAAGAGTTACAGCTGAGCAAATTGCTAGGGCGAATGAAGTTCCAAGTTACAAAACCAAAGAAGAAGCACTAGCTGCTGATCCTTGGACTAACCAACCAATTTACGGCGATGTCAATCAACCTCCAGCAATTACAACTGCAGAGGCGATTGCCAATGTTCAAGACATCTTAGGAAAATCTAATTCTGAGACTTGCGAGCATGGTGCAATGACATGGCGTGAAGGTGAAAAGAATGGACGCGCCTGGGGTGGATTCTTCTGCCCATCCGGAAACAAGGCTCCAATGCAGTCATGTCCGTCAGTTTGGTACAACTTAGGATCATCTGGAAAATGGGAGAAACAAAGATTGAGGAGTGTCTGATGGGTTTTGTAGAAGTAAACGTCAATGGTCAATGGATGAATTTGATGTCCGTATCAGTTCGTTGCCAGTTATGTAATGAAGAAGTAATTATTGCTCATCTGGCTAAAGTTGAAAATACTGATATGCCTAACAATGCAACATGGACCTGTAAAAAGTGTCATTCGATCAATGGCTAATCATCGCAAACATAGAGGTTATAGAACCCAAAAAGTCATAGCCGAATATTTAAAGCAATGGTGGCAATACGCTGATACCGCCGGGGCTGGGAGACAGGGTGAAGATATCCTTAACATTCCAACTATCTCGATCGAGGTTAAAGCCAGAGCAGATTTTCAGCCTTTAGCCTGGATCAAACAGGCGGATGCAAATGCTAATGGAAAACTGCCAATGGTAATTATGCGATGCAATGGACAAGGTGAGGATGTTGGAGAATATCTAGCATTTGTAAAAGTCAAGGACATAATGCCGATTCTGGCTGATCTATTACCAACAAGTGAAATTACCAGATGCACAAGCTGCGGAGCATGGACATTTGAAGAAAGAGAAAGGTGTTTATCATGCCAGTCTATGAATACAAATGTGTCAAATGCCAAATAGCCATGGAGATGGAAAGGTCAATCCATGAGGAAGCAGATCCAATCTGTTGTGGTGAATCAATGCGCCGCGTTTATGGAACATTTGGCATAACCTTTAAAGGATCAGGATGGGGACATCAATGACACGCCGACAATTAAACGGGGAACTTGACATCGCTGGTACGCTATCGACGCAGAACGCATCAGGCGTTCAGAGCGACCCGGTGAGCCGGGTAGGTCGCTCGGTGCTAGTGGCTATTGGGATATCTCTGTTTGCTGCTCCTAGTGCAGCTGCACCTGA